GCGCGTGTCGTCTTTGGCATCGCGCTTGAAGGTTTGGTAGGCCCAACCGAAGCCTTCCGGTGTGGTGGCGGCATAGAACTGGCGGACGTGGCCAGCACGCAGACGGGCCAGGGCCATGCGGGCTGCGTTCTCGGCGACACGTTGCGGGGCGGTGTCGGCCTCGTCAAAGCCGATGGCGCAGAGGTTCTGACCCCGGATGCGGTTCCAGGTTTCCATGGTGCGCAGCAGGATGGTGTGCTGCCCCTCGGCAAAGGTGAGGGTGTATTCAGGCAGCGGGCTAACGCGGAAGGTGAAAGGGATTCCCCACTCGGTTAGCAGGTCGTCAAAGGTGCGCTCCAGGATGTCGCGCAGCATGGGCGCGACGGGTTCAAACAGGGCTGAGGCATAGCCGATGTTCTGCGCGGCCAGGGTGACGGCCTTGGCGACCAGGCCGTGGGTTTTGCCAGCACCGAAGCCGCAGACCAGGCCAATCTTGCGGTGGGTGATGTCATCGCAAAAGGCAAGTTGATGGGGCAGGAGGGTGGCGCGAACGCGGACTAGGGCGTCAGCCGCTGAGGGTGCCGTGGAAGCTGTGCCATCGCCAAACAGCACATGCCCGGGTCGATCCTCAAGGATGTTCACGAGCAGAGCTTGGCCAGCTTGGCAGCGGTGTTGATGGCACCGAGCGCGATGTGGTACTGCCCAGCGCGGCGTGCTTCCAGCTGCAGCGTGGAGCACTGGGAGAGGAGGTCGGCAATCATCTGAGGCCGCTCGATGTCCCAGTCAGCCTTGAGCTGCTCGCGGGCGAGTTGCAGGTAGGTGTCGCAGGTGCGTGAGCTAACCCCCCAGTTTTCCGCTGCAAACCGAATGCAGTCCGACCTACGGCCACCTGTTGCGATGATGCGCGCAAAGCGGTTGGCGCGGTCGATAGTTTCTTGCTTTGTGCTTCGAGGCGCTGCCATCAGGCGGCCTCCTGGTGTTCCTCGGTGAAGTGAGAGTCAGAGGGGATGCAGACGGCGGTGTTACCGGTGAAGTCTTCCCAGCGCTTGACGATGACGTCGCAGTAGGTGGGGTCAAGTTCCATGACGCGTGCTTTGCGGCCGAGGCGTTCAGCGGCAATAACGGTGGTGCCGGAGCCACCAAAAGAGTCGAGGACGACGGCGCCGGGCTTAGTGGAGTTGGCCATGAGGTATTGGAACAAGTCCACTGGCTTCATGGTCGGGTGCTCGCCATTGCGACGTGGCTTATCGAATTCAAGGACGGTGGTCTGCTTGCGATCAGAACACCACATGTGGGCAGCGCCCTCCGTCCAGCCGTAAAGGCATGGTTCATGCTTCCACTGGTAGTCCTGACGGCCCATGACCATGACGGACTTGACCCAGATCAGGCATTGACGAACTTTCCAGCCGACGTCATGAGCCGCACCGCGAAAGTTATAACCCTCTGAGTCGGCGTGCCAGATGTAGAAGGTAGCGCCAGGCTTTAGGAAGCAGTTTGCGGCGACGTAAACATCGTGAAGGAACTGACGGAAATCAGCATTGGACATGCTGTCATTTTTGATTGTGAGCGCGTCTGCTGTTTTGCCTTCGTATGAGACGTTGTAGGGGGGATCAGTCAGCCACAGGTCAGCGGGCTCATTTTCGGTGAGGCGCTCAAGAGCAACCGTGTCTGTGGAGTCACCGCAGAGAAGGCGGTGACTGCCGAGGATCCAAATGTCACCGGGTTTTGTGATGGGGTCGGCTGGTGGTTCGGGAATGTCGTCGGGGTCGGTTTTGCCTTCGACCGGTTCCAGCTGCTCGGCTGCTTGCAGCAAGGCATCCAGGTCTTCCTGCTCAAACCAAGGGGCGATGTCGTGCTCTTCGCTGAGTTGCTGCAGCATCTCGGCATCCCAGTCCGAGAGTTCAGCGGCACGGTTGTCGGCAAGGGCCAGGCCGACCTTGTCGTCTTCGGAAAGGCCTGATCGACGGACCGCAATGATCTCGTCGCCAGCCGCTTCAACGACTCGGAGCTTCGTTAGGCCTAGTGCCCTGGCGCCTTCAATGGTGCCGTTGCCAGCGAGGATGGTGTTGTCTTCGTCAATGACGATGGAGCGTGCTGCGCCGTAACGCTGCAGAGATTCTCGAATTAGGCGGGATGAGCTATCAGTACGTTTCCGCGCATTCTTAGGGTCGAACTTGAGATCTGAGATATTTGCCATGGCCGGAGTTTAACCGGAAGCGGGCATCAGGAGGATGCCATCAGCCGCGAGGATGTTGAGACGCAGCTCGGCATCATCCAAGTTTTCAGCCCAGACGGTGGCCATGCGGTTGATGCGCTCTGGCGCAACGCGGTACAAGAAGAGGTACTGCCCCTGCAAGGGATGAGCCAGGGAAGAGGGAACGTAGGCACCGGTCAGCTGAAAGGAGCCGAGGAGGTTGATGGCGACGTGCTCAGCATCGGCCATGGTCAGCTCGGGCAGATCAATGACCAGGCCGAAGGGATCCCCATCGAAGGGGTGATTAGCGACGATGCTCCATGGTTCCATGGTCGTGGCGTTGTGGTTAGGTTGCCGCGAGGGGGATGATGGTGATGAGGGCGCCGGGGTGCTCTGCGGCGACGGTGTAGCGCTTGGTGAAGGAGCTGATGGCGATGCGTGCGTCGTCTTGAAGGAGGCCAGCATCGACAAGAGCATCTTCAGTAGAGCGGAGGCATTTGCTGCCATCGGGTTTGACGCTGTGAAAGGTTGGCGCTGAGGGCTTGAGGGTGCCTTTGGCGGTGTAGTGCGACTTGGGACGGGGAAAGAGGAAGACGCAGGAGAGGGAGACGGGGCCGGTGATGGTGGGGTGATTGACGGCAATGGCGGCCTGCTGGACGAGGTAACGCCAGGGCTTGAGGTTCTTGCAGGATTCGACCATCACACCGTTGCCTACGTGGCGTTTGCTGCCCTGCGGTTGCGGTGCCATGCCGGCGACGGTGAAGGTAATCACAAGTTGCCCTTCTGGCTAAACGGCAACCTCAGCAGCAACGGCAGCAGGCGCACGAAGGCCACCTTGATGCACAGCTCAACCGCTGCGCCGAGGGCGAGCAGCAGGGTGAGGGCGAGCAGGGTGTTAAGCATCGGCACCCTCCACCCCAGGCACCGGCAGGGCGTAGTGCGGGAGCCAATGGGTGTGCCTGTTGATGCAGTATTCAGGCATTCCCTGAGACCAACTGTCTTGGCCGTAGTCCCACCACCAGCAGCAGCCTTCCTTGTCGCAATCCTCCGGTCCCGGCAAGCGCTCACTCACCGGCACCGGCTCGATGGCGGGGCGGCCAAAGTGGGCGATGGCGGCGCGGGCAGCGGCCAGGGCCTCGGCCTCCCAGTCGATGATCCCGGTTGACTGCCCACCCTGTACGGACTCGGTGGCCTTAATCATGCAGCGGAGCAGCTCTTGATCACTCGGCCCCTGCGGCTCGGGCTGGGCCAGGGCGGCGCGGGCGCTGTTTGTCAGGTTGTTAATCTCGTCTTCACAGAGGTGGGGACTTATGTCAGAAATGTATTCCAGTAGCCCGTTAAGTTCTTCGCACAGCGCACGCCAGTCGGTGTAAGTGGGGTTAGTCATCAATCGGTTGCAGTGAGATTTTGATGTTGCGGCCATAGCCACAGGTGCCCCAGGCCACGTAAGTTCCTCCTAAGCCCTGAACAATGTTGCCTACGTAGATCTTCTTTGATGGCTCAGAGTTGATCCACCATAGTTCACCGATGCGGCCTTGGTAAGAGTCAATGCTGATCATTCGGGAAGTGCCTCCAGCTCGGCGGCGATGGTCATCAAGATGCGTCGTTCGCGTGTGCAGTACACAGCAGCAGCTTTCAGGGCGGCGGCGAGCTTGTCGCCATAGTCAACGAACACGCCAGCTTCGTCTTTATTGAAGGCTTCCCAGATGGCCTGCGCGGCGGGGGAGAGGCTGGTCATCACGAAAGCAGCGCCTCAACCTGGCGGATATTGTTCTCGGGTACGGCTGGCGGGCGCGGCACCCAGCGATTGGAGGCCCAGCCGGCTGGCCCCCATTCAGCGATCTGATCAAGCAGCTTGCGCCTTGGCGTGGTCTTCAGGAAACGCACCAGGGTGATGCCTGGGGCTAGGCCCTGACGTGCGGTGATGCGCAAGTGTGTGCCATTGCTGAGGCTATCGAACAGGACGTGTTCAGTGGTGCTAGTCATGCCCCACGCACCTCCCAGAAGTGCTTGATCGTCGTCTCAGCTTCGCCTAGAGCAACGGCGAGCTGCTCTGCGGCCTTGAGCTGCTGGCGCTGATCAAGGATGTGCTCAGGGTAGGTGTAGGACTTGCGGCAACGGCGGGTGATTTTGCAGTCGTTCCATTCCATTGCCTCCTCTGCCTCACCTGCTTCCACCAGTTGATCCAGCGCGTCAAGGAGTTCTTGTCGTCGCGCTTGAAGGGCCTTTTCACTGTGGGCCAGCTCCGTCAACTCATCCAGTGTGGCCTCAAGTGAGGGCAAGGATGATGATTCCAGCGATGAGCAGGCAGGACCAGAGGAAGAGGATGGCATCAGCGTGGCGGCTGAGGAAGCTGCGGCGGGCTTGGCGGTGCGTGCGGCGGGCATGACGGTTTGGGCGATGGGAGAAGGTTGGAAGCGTGGGCTCAGTCGTCGTCAACGCGGATGACACGGAAGAGCGCGTCGGGCCAGAGGTCATGAAGGTCGGCAGCGAGACGTGTTGCCTGCTCTTGTTGTTGGAAGACATTGGCGTCGGGGTTGAGGGGTGTATCGAGGAGGGGAAAGGTGGAGGACCAACCGGTAGCGGTGAGGGATTGGATGGCGTAGCTCATGGCTGCTGGGTGCAGGCGATCAGTTCGATGCCGGGGTGATGACGAAGGAAGGCGGCGGATACCTGCTCGGGGGACCAGGACGCATCGGCGCAGAGCATTTCGCTGATGGGCGTGATCTCGCTGGTCGCGCAACGCTCAAGGGCTGGCACGTAGGTGAGGAGGAAGGTCATGCCGTCACCTCGCCGGGGAGATAGATGCGCTGCAACCAGGCGTCAAACTCGGCATTCTCAAAACCGCTGAAGCCGGGCTCAGGCATGGGCTTGCAGTTGTAGGTGCTCCAGAGGCGATGCACCCAGTCCTGGTAGAGCGCAGTGGATTCACGCACGTAGGCCCACTCGTAGGGATTGGAGGGGAATTGAGGCCCATCAATGCGACCGGAACAGGCCAGCCAAGCGCGGTAACGAATGCAGGGGGTCATGTCGTAGGTCATGACGCGGGCCTCCAACCGTTGCGATAGGCGAGTTCGATCAGGTACTGACGGCTGTGGCTGAAGTAGCGGATGCCGTGGTCTTGGAGGAACTCGACAGCGTGCTCTTCGTGGTAGTCGTCGTGGACGGCCTGCTTGAGCAGGGCTTGCAGCTCGCTAGTGCTAGTCATGACAGTGCGGAATTACGTTGCCAGGGGGTGAGCAGGTCGTCGTGCGCGTCGTTGCCGCACCACTGGGGTTCGGGCTTCGGCGGGGTCAGCTGCACGGTGTAGGGGATGCCGTCTGCCTGAAAGGCGTCGTGCAGGTCGTCAGCGTCGTACTCGTGGCTCCAGTCGGAGCGGCGAGCATTGGTGAAGGTCACGCGTTCTGCCTCCCGCTGACTGGGCGGGGTATCGGGCAGGACGGTGCAGAGCGGATGCTGCATGGCTGGTATGCGGTGGGGTCGCCCCCGTGTTCAGACAATAGGCTAGCCCAGTGCAGTCGTCAAGGGCTGACTAGGGAAGAGGGTGCCGGGATTCCGATGGGCCGCATGCCCTGTCCTGATTCCCCGTGAGGGTGTTGTATTCGGACCATCCCGGCAGGCCAATGGTGCCATGGGATGAAGGGAGAGGGAGCTAGGCGCGGCTAATCAGCGCCAGCTGTTCGGCAATCGGCGCAAGGGAGCGCCCACCCCACTGGTCTGCCATGGCATCCGCAATGCCTTGATAGGTGCGGCTGCGCTCTTTCCAGCGGTTGGGCCCTGGCGGCATGTGATGGACCCGTGCCTCGCGGCCCTCCACGCAGTGCGTGGGCTTGAGCTTCGGGAGATTGTGGAGCCACAGGCATGTGGCCTTGACTTCACCATGGCCGAACTGCCACGGCTGGATGATCTGCTGGGGGGGGGCGATGGCAGAAGAGATCACGCTGACAGGGTTCTCGATGCACCAGCGCGGGATTGGTGCATCCATCAGCAGGCGCACGAAGTTGAGGGCTTCGGCCTGCTCGCGCTGTTTGCGATGGAAGTGGCGGGAACCGCTGACGGCCAGATGGGTGCAGGGTGGATGGGCCACCATCAGATCCCAGCCATCAGTCAGCACCTGCTCAACCGGGCATTGAAGGTGGTGGCTTGGGTCGGCCTCGCACTCCAGCAGATCGCAGCTCCATGCGTCATGGCCAAGGCGGCGGAAGGCGTCACGAACGCGACCGCTGTACTCGCAGGCGACTAGAACTCTCATGCTCGCTAGCCCTAGTCAGAAAGGCCTGAAGCGCTCGGCGTAGAGGTCGCAGGCATCCAGCCAAGCCTGCAGGCATTCGTCTGCGGTGTGGGTCTGGATGGTGAGGCTGCCGGGCTTGCTCCAGAGCGTGAGGCAACGCGAGATGAACAGGCCGTAGTGATCGCCGATCATTTCGACACCGGCGCCGAGCTGGGGCCTGGTGTCGTAGGCGCTGCTGGACTTGCTGCCTTGTGTCTTGAGGTCGGCGACGGCATAGGTGCCGTCAGGGAACTTGAGCACGAGGTCAGCGGTGCCGGCCACGTTGCGGCGCAGGCTGTAGGCCATGACTTCAGCGCCGATGACCTGCACTTGATCCCAGAGCGGGTGGGCAAGGAGCGGGTCGATCCAGGCGGTGTAGTCGGTTGGGTCGGGTGGCTGGAGATCAGGCGGCGAAGGATTCCAGCGCTGGTGGGCCATGGCTTCCAGCGTCTGGTGAATGGTGTTGCCGCGTGGTTCCCAGATGTGACGGCTGGCCATGATCGCTTCCATTTGGGAGGGTGTCTTGGTGACCGCAGAGATCAGGGAGGTGACGGAGGTAGGGAAGACGTGGCCATCGGCCAGGCGGTAGACGTGCGCCTCGTCGCGGGTGATGGGGAGGGGGTTGAGCCAGGTGGCTGCAGTTGGGGTCAAGGTCACAGCGGTCTCAGTCGATAGGGGCATAGCTAGTCCTAGTGAGTAATGACTGCCACACCGCAACCGGGCGGCGGTTGGCGCATGGGCGGCTGGTTGGAGTCACGCGGTCCGTCTTGACGATCAGGCCGTCCACAGCCGCAGCACGCATCACGGCACCCATGGCGCGATGCTCGCGGGTGGTGAAGCCCAGGTCATCCAGCTCGGCCCAGACCTGATCGGCCGTGAACTCCGCTTGCGTTTCAGCCAGGTGCTGCACGATTGCCGCGGCAGCCGCTTTCCAGTCGCTGTTGGCAGCATCCCAAGCGCGGGACATGCCATCAGCCTTGTTGGCCTCACCGTCAAGCACCAGGGCGAGTTGCGTCACCATGGCGCCTCCGTGAGCGGCTGCTCCAAGGTCAACGGCAGCTCTGGGGCTTCAGCTGGTGTTGGCCCGGTCGCTGGGATGAAATCACGCGGGTCACTGATGGCAACCGCCTCTTCAGGCTCGGGGTCGCGCAGCAGGTTGCGGTAGGTCGAAGGGTTGCAGTGAGCAACGGTCGGGTAGTCGAAGTGCTCCAGCTGGCAACGGCCGGAATCGACCAGGCGCTGCAGCAGCTTGCGGGCAGCCAGTGCCGAGCTGACACGTTTCAGTGCCATGCGTGCATCCGCTCCCGCTTGTGCTCTTCCTCGGCCAAGGGATGCAGGACAAAGCGTCCTGGCGTGACGCCTTCCACCGGCGGCGTGTAGGTGCAGTAGCGGCCGAACTCGTCGTAGCGACCGAGCGGGTAGGGATAGGCGCTGCGCAGCCGCGAGGCATCCAGCTGGTTCAGGGCAGCGTCAATAGACTGGGCCGCGATGGCCTTGTAGTCCGGCGGCGTGCCTTCGCGGGCGGCAATGGACACGGTGGCAAACACGAAATGGTTGGCCGCCTGAGGTTCGTAGAGCTTCATGTCAGAGCATCCACGAGGGCTTGGAAGACTGCGCAGGCTCGTGCCGCTCCAGTAGGGCTAGGTAGCACTCGTCTCTTAGCCAGCGAAACGCATCAGGCATGGCCACAGTGAACGCACGCTCGGTGCGCAGTTCGCGCTCCTGCACGTCCAGCTGCGCCTGCACGGCCCGCTGCAGGTCTTCAGCGGGACAGTGGGCGGTGGCCTCGATCCAAGCGGCTAGGGCCAGGGGCTTGGACTGCTTCGCCGCCTTGACCGGAAGCGACTGATAGACCCGCCAGAAGGCTTCAAACTCAAGGGTGTAGTCAGGGCGCTTTTTACCCTCATTTCTACCCTTGGTTTTATTCTTTTTTTTTGGTTCAAGAGTTTCCCTAAACCCGGAATCCAACAGCCCCTGCTGAGCAGGCGATCCTTGCTTGACCTGCTCCGTTGGCAGGTCTTGCATGGATGGCCCTAGTAGAGGACTGGTTCCCGCACCGACACGGTAGGCGCGTACTGTACTCCCCTCTGTCAACTGCTCTGAGAGCAACAGGCAGATAAAGCCCTTCCTGTCTAGGTAGTTGGGCTTTGCGGCGTCGATTCTGTCCAGCAGGTCCGCTGGAATCGTGAAATTGAGCTGTGGCACGGCAGGTAGCTGAAAGGGTGATGCGAGGTAGCCGAGAGGTAGCGATCGGCTACGTCAGACACTAGCGGCAGCTAGCCGCAGATCAACCCCACTAGCGCGGCACTGGCTGCGTCCCATGAATCCCGCCCTGCTAGCGAGGCGGCTGGCATGAAAAAGCCCCGGTCAGGGCCGGGGCATCAGGCAGCCTTGTTCGGCCACCGTTTCGGGATTGGCGGGGCGCCTTCCATGGCGTCAAGGGCCACCTCCAGCAGGTGGGCGGCCAAGTTGCTGGTGCTGCGGCCTTGCTCATCGCTGAGCCGCTGCAAGCGATCAAGGACGGAATTGGAAACGGTGATGCTCACCCGCTTGGGCGTGCGCATCATCGGTGCGGTGTTCGGAGTCATGAGGTCGAGGGGGCCAGCCGACGGCTAGCCAACGCTTAAAAACTACGCTCCGCTAGCGGCTATTTCCCGACTGCCGCGCATCTGCATCATGCGCCCACCTGCCGCTTGGCTCGCTCCAGTGCCTCCAGCGCCTCGTGCAGGTGCAACGCAAAAGCGTGCAGGTCAGGCTCCAGCTCCGGCGGCAGGGCATAGAACTCCCGCGCAATGCGCAGGCAGTCCAAGGCAGCGGCAGCACCAGCGCCAAGGGCCTCGTAAGCAGGGCCGCTGGAGCCGAGCAGTTCAGCGAGGGTTGCGCGGCTGATCTGCTGCGCTGTAATCGGCAGGGTCGCAGTGTTCATGCGGGATCTCGGGGAGTGGCTGGACACCAACCCCATTCAAATAGGGCAGGCTACCTACTACCGTAGCCTATGGCCCAAGAGAACGCCCGAAATGAAAAGCCCTCGCGGGGGGGGGTGATGCGCGTTGCCCTGTATGCCCGCGTGTCCACC